CTTAACTAACTCTTCGGCATCCTCTAATTGTTTAAGTAGTGCGATGCCAATATCTTTATTAACACCCTTATACTTCTCAATTATCTCATTTTTCTTTTCTTGTATTGATGTGAGTTTTGATTCCAAGTCCTTCTGACCTTTTATCTCAGCTATCAACTCCTTTTGAGCAGTGGTTAGATTTCCAGTCTTTGTAATCCTATCTTGCAATATGGCAGACAGATTTCTTTGAATCGCCTCTTCACCTTTTACAGCTGCGATTCGTTTTTGTGTGTCTTTATTGAAATCTTCTGCCATTTATAAACTCAAATTATAGAGATGTTTGATTCCAGTCTACTGGTTTTATGTTGTATTTTTTAAGGATTCTCTGATACTCTGGGTCTTGAGTAAGCTTTTCAAGTTCCTTTTCTTTGTTCTGCTTTTTGATATTTTTGAAAAACCTATCAATAAATCCTTCAGATAACCCTTGGTTTCTGAAATGTTCTGTTAAGTTTGTTTTTGTAAGTCTAGCCATATTAGGTACTCCATTTGTTCTATATAGTATAAATATAGAAATACCCAACAAAATTGTTGGGTATCGCTATTATCTTCTTCTTGATTTTGCTTTCTTCATTTCTTTATCATGTGCCTTCTTTTCAGCTTCTTTGAATTCTACAATTTTAGTAATGTAGAATGTTCTAGCCCAAACAGGCATATTATAAACATCATTCCATGTAAATCCACCATTTCCGTGATAAATTAAATCAAAAAGTTGTGAGTGAAGATGCTTTCTGTAATTAGGATTTAGGCCAAAAAAACCCGATATCCATCGGCAGTAGCATCTCTCTCCTTTCCCCGGTCTCCTCAGATATAAATTCATATGTTAAATCAACATCTGGAACAACTGTATTTATGTACGCTCTGAGGGCCCTTGAGTCTACCGCAAATAATTCGTTATCCACAAATTCGTTTATTAGTTTCTGGTCGGTTTCACCATCAACTGATGTGATTGTGTTTTTTAACCTCGTCGTAAGTTGCCTGTCGGTTGTATCTTTCATCCGGCGAGCGGCTTTCTTAGAATCCTCTAACTGATGTTTGATTTTTCGCTCCTTACTTTCAGTTAATGCCGAAAATGTAATCTTTCTTTTGGATTGTGGTAACTCAAACTCAAATTCATTTTTGTTTAGTTCGGTTTGATTTGAACCATCGTACTCAACTGCTTCGAATTGAGTTAAATCAATAACATCTTTTTGCTTATTTCCTGGTGAGGTTGGGTCATCAATCTCAACTTCGTAATCCTTACCATAACCTAAGATTCTGGCGGCAATCATTACTGCGTTCTTATCACCCATTGTGATATCAACGTATTTGACTGGCTTACCTTCACCATTTGAAATAATTAGGGATTGGAACAATCGGTCTAATACCGAACCATCTTTGATATATGACTGTGTTGTAAGGATATCCTCTTCTTTTGCGGTCATATATTTCATCTCCACTTTTCCTGATGATAGTGGATTATCCTGTGGGTATATCAACCCTCTGGATGGTAACTCTACGATTTCAGTAGGGAACTTATAATCAGATACCTTCTGTTGTTCGTATTGTTGTTTAGCCATCTCCACCATTTCCTGATTGGAAGTTGGTGCAGTGTACTCATCTTGTAATTGCTTTTCTGTACTCATAACATTACTCTTTGTTTTAAAACTATATTAGTGGTTAACCTTATATAAATATGTAACTCTGGATTTATAAGTGAAAAAACCCCAACATTTCTGTTGGGGTTCTCAATTACCAATTTGTAATTAGTAGTACAATCCGAAAATTAATATTGTAGTATTGCGTAATCGTATGTAAGTGTTAAATCTACAGTTGCTAAATCTTCACCTGTGTAATCCATATCTGAGAACTTAGCCGTTTGGATGTAAGCTCCCTTCAACGTCCACTCTTCTACTTTATCACCAACAGGACCCAAACTGTTAAATGTGATATCCTTCTTGTAGAAATCAGAGTAACCGTCTCTACCAGTTACAGATTCGTGATGTAAACGTACCCACTCCATTGCAGCTTGTGCTGCTGATGGAACTACCGGGTCGTACAATGAAATTGCTAAATCACTCCACTCACTTCTACCCTTCACGTATCTTCTAACGTTGATATGGTCAATGGTAACTTTACCATTTGTTATCTCAGGTCTGTTGGCCGCTTTCACTAAGTACGCTGGAATTCCTTCGATGTACATAATGAACCTGTTCGACATCTTCGGTTCGAATGATGTGAACATTACTTCTGTTGGGTCTAATAATTGTGCCATTTATGTCTCCTATTATCTCTTTCTAATAAATATAGTTCTTTTCAAAAAAGTATTTAGTCCCCCCAAAATTTTCGGGGGAACTAAATTATCTTTCATTTACTCTGGAAATGCTGCCCCAGTTGGTAATACATTGAAGTCAAGAACTATGAATTCCGCTGTCTTAGCTGGTTGTAAGAAAATCTCACCCACCATAACGTTTCTATCGATTACGTCTGGTGTGTTGTTAGTTTCATCCATTACAACACGGAATGCGTATAAACCTTGTCTTTGTTGGATTGATTCCAAGTAAGGGTTAACGATTGATAAGAATCTGTTTCTCGTAGCCGCTGTGTTGTTTTCGAACACTAAGTAACGAGTTGAAGAAGCGATGAACTTCTTAACAGCAATTAACAATCTTCTTACATTGATTCTATCCAATGCTGATGGTTTAGCTTGTAGTGTTTTCTGTCCGAATACCGTAACACCCTGACCTGGGAACGTAGCGATTGGATTCAATCTACCTTCGTAAAGTTCATCTCTCTCAGTTCTTGTCAAACGTGTCTTAGCTTCGATAACTGAAGTTAAACCACCTCTATTCAAACCTGCTGGAGCGAACCACTCAGCGGCAACCTGGTCGTTAAATGCGATAACGCCTGGTAGAACTACTGATGGTGGCACCCATACTGGTTTGTTCTTATCTGTGTTAAGAATCTTAACCCAAGGGTAGTAAGATGCTACATAGTTTGAATCAAATGACTGAACTGCGTTAGTTGCAGTTGCGATTGAATCACCCCATGCGGATGCATCCATTACAAAGAATGTATCTTGTCTATCTTCACACATATCTTTAGCGAATGTGGTTACTGAAGAGTGGTATCTGTGGATAAGACCAGGGATTACCAACATATTGATATCAAACTCATCTGGGTTAGATACTGCATTGATTGCTTTTCTAAATGCCACAGTACCTGTTGCGGTGTTTGAAGAACAATCCCATCCTTGTGTGTTTCCAGCACTAATATCATTACCAGTGTTAACAACTCTGTTTGGTTTGTATCCATCAAAACCACCTTGGAACGGAACTAAGAATTTCTTAGCTGATAATGTACCACTTAGTGCTACAGATGCATCAGCCGATTCATCACGACAATCACCTAAGTAGAATGCAGTACCTACAGTAGCACCATTCGATGAAGGTGTTGGTGCTAAGAAGTTTAAGTTATCAGTTGTAGCGAAATCAAAGTTATATCCTAAAAATGCTTTCTCATTGTAAGATTCGTTGATTGATTGTGATACAACGTATGATGGATTTGGTAATGCGAACTTACTTCCATAAGGATTTTGTAGTGCTGCGAATCCAAATGGTACTAATGATTCATCGATACCTTTGTTAGCAACAGCAGTTGATACTTCAACTCTGATATTTGCTGAATTGTTAGGGTAATCACCATTAGTTGATAATTTACCATTTGCATCAACAGTAATGTACTTATCACCAATCACTCTTGCGATATAGTTTGGTGAATCAGGGTCTAAGTTAACGTTTTGGAATGATTCCACTAAGTTAGGTCTGATATCTGAATCAACCACACCTACGAATGGTGTTCCACTAATTTTGTCTTGGTCTACTCGTCTAACCACTACAGTGAATGAACCATACTCAGAACCTGCAACAGTTCCAGCTGGTTTGATATCTTGGATACCCACTTTGAATTCGTAGTTAGTTGGATTACCATGTGATAACGTATAGAACTTAACTAAGTTAGTTGTGTTACCACCAACTTTTTGTGAAGTAATCCACGGAGTAGCTGCCTCAGCGTAAGCGTTTTCATACGCAATATCTTTAACAACATCAATTGTTACTACAGGAATCTCATCACCCAATGCAAATGAAGCAGATTGGAATGTTTTGAAGTTTGATAGTACATATGCATCTTCAGAACCTCTAGCCCCAAATCCGAACAACTTAGTAAAGTAGTTATCATTTGTAGGATTTAAAGATGCTGAGTAATTAGCTTCGGTTGCTGCAGAACCACTCAATGTTAATGTGAACAATGATGCCGATACATCAGATGAACCATTGTGGTCTACTAATGCTGATGAATCAAATACATCTGTATCTGATACGATTTGTGTTGTTGGGTGTAGTACCGCTACTACTTTACTACCATGCGATGATGATACTGTCAATGCCACTGGGTTTTCAAGTGTGTATCCACCTTGTCCTAATACCCTTACGATTGTTGCAGTTCCGGCATCTTCCAAATAAGATTGAGCAGTATATGGTAGATATGAATCTTCTGTCAATCCACCGAACACTTGCTGAAAC